CGCTGCTATTTTCGCGAATTGGTTCTGGTGCATGACCAGCGCGGCGGTAAATTCTACGCGGAGGAGGCCGAACTTGAGCCGGTGCCGCAAACCATAACGCCTGCAGGTAAGCAGGAGGAGCTATTTAAATAAATGAAAAGTAAAACTATATATATCGACGATGAATTAGATCGGGCTGCTAAAAAATGTAAAGTTTTTCCTTTTTATTTTTTATGCGATTTAGAGACAAGAACGCAAATTCTTTTTTCTGAACTAAAAACAAGACATGCAAGATGTGGTTATTTGGCTTTATTCAGTTTTTATCTTGAAGGAAAATATACTGAAACTGACGGATTTGTATCTTCAGAAAAAGAATGGAATGAAAGATGTTGGTATTTTATGGATAAGTATAAAAATATTGAACGTTTTCACAACATCGTCAAAATAAAAAGAATAATAAAAGACGTAATGAATCAATTCAAAGAGGTGACACCATGACAAACGAAAAACGCGTTTTAATCTGCTTTGTGCTATTCATCTTCGATCTGTTCCTGTATCAGGTACTTTTGGCGCAGACCGCGCCGGATGAACCGTTCGACGGGCGCCTGACCATCCGCGAAGTAGAGTATTTTTACCGCGCGGACACCACCACCGCGCGGATCGGCGACACGCTGAAGGTCGAATGGGAGGCGCCCGCGGAGTTCGATCTGGCGGGCTATCACTTGCGCTACATCGGGGCCGCAACCGAGCAGAGCACATGGTTTCCGCTGGAGGGCATCACGACTGGCGGCGTGCTATGGAGTGCTCCGCTGCGGCTGGTAGTGCCGCCGGGGCTGTATCTGGTGGGTATCGAGGCACAGGACGCCGCGGGCAACAAGTCCGGGCTATCGGTCGCGGTTTGGCTGCGGGTGGAATCGACGCTGCTGAGACGGCCGCGCATGGTTAGAATCACATTAATCTGAGGTGACGCATGGAAGCAATTGCTGTTGTTCTGGGAAGTGAAGTAAGCCACAAAATCACCAACTTCAACGGCGTGGTGGTTTCTATCTCGAAATGGCTGTATGGCGATGATCGCATCGGCGTGCAATCCAAAGAACTGAAAGACGGCAAACCGCTGCCCGTGCAATGGTTCGACGCCGGCGAGCTGGAAGTGATTTAAGGAGGTAAGAACATGAGCCTGTGGAAGAAATACCGCAAGGTAGCTACAACCGAAATGCGCCCGTATGTTCCGGGCGAGGATCTACTTGGAATCAGCGTGAGCGATCAAGATAATCCAACATTGGGAGATATGATAGCACGCAATCCTAATAACCATGACGATCAATGGCTGGTTGCGCGCGCCTATTTCCAGAAGAATTACATCGAAGCGTAAAAGAACCCCCGCTCCGGCTGGCTGCGACAAACTGAAGAGAGGTTGAGGCTGGCCGGGGCTTCCCCTTGGAGGTGAGAGATGCAACATGTTAGTGAAATGGGTGTGGCTGGAGTTTCGATTTGCGAAGATTTCATATTGAAACAGAAAAATGAAATCTTTGATCTTAAAAAAGAGCTGGCTGAAAAAGATATAATTATTGCCAAATTAAAACGAATGTTACTTGTCGAACAAATGGACCAAATTGGAATACACAAAACGCCTGACGAGTGTCCGACATGGATTGATATTTGTCATTGTACCGTATCAACTCTTATTTTTAATATAGATCGTGCTGAAAAAGCAGAGGCGCGCGTTAAAGAGCTGGAAGATAAAGTGTTGCGCTTAGGAACTGTTTTGGCAGAAAGTCAACACAAGGCATATGAAACAATTTTATATCTAAAGGGCTTAATTAAAAAACATAAAATCGGTGCTGTGGAATAAAGCGAAGGTTTATTTTATGGAAATATTAAACTACATAGCTATTTTTATTATTTCTCTATTCATCTCTTTTATGTTTTTTTTAAAAGTATTTATTTACCAAAGAGATCAGATACAAGGCTATGATCTTTGTAAAGAAGAACTTGAGGCTGCGCGTGAGCATATAGCCAAAATTAAGGAAAATGCACAAAATAAAAATATCATCTGCAATGAATGTGGTGATTATTTTGATGCAGAAGGTGGAATTTGTGAAGTGTGTGCATCGACAATGCGGAATAGTATTATCGATTTTAAAAATACTGTTGAGAAATATGAAGAAATGAAAAAACGCGTTTATGACTTTGCCAAAGTTTTACGCGCATGGAAATTTGGTACATGCGCCGATGAAGTTATTAATGAAATTATCACCGGCCCAGTAATACATGGCAAGAAAGATTAATTCCTCCGTCCGCGCCGGGTAATGCGCGGGTTTCCTCCCTGAACCCCCGTCCTGCGAGCACCAGGGCGGGGGGATATTAACCTAACCGTGAGGACGTGATGCAGTGGATGCTGATTGAATTATACATAGGCGCCGGGTTCTCGGAACACGAGGAGAATCCATACTATCACATCATGCGCTATGACAAAGAGCTATATCACTACCTTGCCATCGATACCGGGCTGCATGGGCTACCGTCCCGGGGGGTCAAATCCGTGACCTTGTTAAATGACCGCCGGCCGGAGGATCGGCTTGTGCTGTGGGCTGTCCGGGAGCACATCAAAATCCGAGACAACGACCGCACAGATCTCCAGTGTGAGCCGGGGGACACCACCATGCAGACCGCCGAGAAGAGCATAATCGTACAGGCTATGCTCAAGGCGGGCGGCATCCAGCGGGAAGCGGCTATCATCCTCGGCATCAGCCGGGGCAAGCTGCATCGGCGGCTGAAGAAATTTAATTTAATCGAGTTCTGTCCGCGCCTTTTGCAGGACGTTGGCATAAATGTTGCAAATGAGTAACATAAGGCACACGGGTGCGCAGAAACGAAATTAGGGTGATACAGTTGCAGACCGATGACAAAAATGACAGGCTTAAAAGATATACCGATAAAGATATTATTGACGCCTTGCATGATTCTGGGGGGCTGGTTGAAATAGCCGCCCGTAGCCTCGGGTGTGAGCCTAAAACAATATATCGCCGCCTAAAGAAAAGCGCCAAGGTGCGCGAGGCGATAGACAGCGAGCGGGAATATAGCGTTGACCTCGCAGAGCGCAACCTGAGAAAAGGGCTGCAAACAGGTGAACAATGGGCGACTATCCACACCCTGCGCTATCTCGGTTCAAAGCGCGGCTACATCGAAAAGCAGCAGGTCGAGCACGGCGGCAGCATCGCCGCCCCACAAACTTACGCCGAATGGGTGAAGATTGAGACAGAGCGCGCCAAAAAGTAATCCGCTTGAATACCGCGAGGACTGGAACGCATGGATCCGCGACGTGCTGAATGTCCGGCTTGACAGGCAGCAGCGCTGCATCGTCGAGAGCGTCCAGCACAACCGGCGCACCAGTGTGCGGTCAGGACATGCGCGGGGCAAGGACTTTCTGGCGGCTTGCGTCTCGCTGTGCTTCCTCTACAATTACTATCCGAGTAAGGTTATCAACACCGCCCCGACCGACCGGCAGGTCAAGGCCATTATGATGTCAGAGATCGGCAAGCTACGCAGCGGGGCGCGGCTGACGTTGGGCGGGGAAATGCTTACCGGATTAATCCGCATGGAGGCGGATGACTGGTTTTTGATCGGCTTCAAGGCGGGCGACAAGGCGACAGAGGCATGGACGGGCTTTCATTCGCCCAACATTCTTGTGGTAGTAACCGAAGCAAGCGGCATCGACCAGGTGACTTTTGACGCCATCGACGGCGTTTTGACCGGCTCACTGTCCCGGCTGCTTATCGTGTTCAACCCCAATCGTCCGTCCGGCGAATCCTACCAGAGCACGCGGTCGCCCCTGTATGCCAAACACAAATTAAGCTGCTTGAACGCCCCGAACGTCCGGGCGAAAAAGATACTGATTCCCGGCCAAGTCGATTATGAGTGGGTGGCTGAAAAGCTGCAAAAACCCGGATGGGTGACGCGCATCGACGAGGCTGAGGCCAATCCGGTGGAGTTTCATGATTTCCGTTTCGATGGAGTCTGGTATAGGCCGGGGGATCTGTTCCTGGTGAAGGTGATGGGCGAATTCCCGCGGGAGGGTGAAGATCAACTTATCCCGCTCTCCTGGATCGAGGCGGCTAACGAGCGTTGGGCGGACGCCGTTAAGCCGGATGTGCCGCTGCGGATGGGGTGCGATATTGCCGGCATGGGGCGGGACAGCACAGTATTTGCAGAGCGTTATGATAGTTACGTTGCACCGCTGTCTGTATATTCCAAGGCTGACCACATGGCAACGGCCGGCCGGATAAAGATTAAAACCGGCCTGTCTGGCACGGCGCTTGTAGATACCATTGGCGAAGGTGCCGGGGTTCATTCCCGTCTTTTAGAGATGGGAGTCCGGTCGCGCTCTGCAAAATTCAGTGAGTCAGCCGAAGGGCGCAGAGACGCAACAGGAGAGCGCGAGTTTTTAAACATGCGCGCCTGTTGTTACTGGGGGCTGCGTGATGCGCTGGACCCGAAATTTAACGCCACACTGGCGCTTCCCCTGGATGACGAACTGACCCAAGAGTTGACGGCGCTCAGGTGGACCGTAACCAGTAACGGTAAAATAAAGATAGATCCTAAAGATGAATTAAAAAAGAATATAGGCAGATCCCCGGACAAGGCTGACGCGGTTGCGCTGACTTTCTGGCCTGATAGCGGCGGGTGGGCTAACGTTACGACAAAGAGAACGAGGTGATAGATGGGATGGTTTAACAGGGGCAAGGCGGAGGCCGCGCTTCCGAAAGAGCGCGTTATTGCGGTTCGCCGCGCACAGACCAAAGACCCGTGGGAGCGTGAAATCATCGGCAGGCTGCAAGGATACATACCTTTGCGCGGTGATCTTGATTTGTACGATCTAATCCGGGAGCTTTCTCCGATTGCAGATGTCGCGGTGCTGAAATTGGTACGCCTGATCGGTGATTTCCGGCTTGATGCGCAGGGCAATACAGCCGCGCGAAAGGTGTTGGATGACACAAAAAAGAGCGTAAAGGTCGGCTGGTTTGACGGCGGGTTTTCGTCCTACATGAACCAGCTTTCAGACAGTGCCATCGCCAAGGGTTTCGGTATCGGTGAACTGGTGCCCGATGTGATGTTAAGGGGCATCGACCGGCTGAAAGTTGCGCGCGCTAACGATTTCCGTTTTATTGACAAGGACGGCCGTCTGGTATTGGGCCAGCTGGACAAGTATGGCTTCCGGCCGGTTGAGATGCAAAACCCAAGCCTGATACATTACCTTGCTTTTGATCTGCGGGACGGTCACCCGCAGGGCGTTTCGATGTACGCCTCAATCCCTTCCATCTTCAAGACACTCCTTCGCATCCAGCGCGCGATTGATTCAACTGTCTGGCGCATCGGGGATCCGACCTTTCTGGTTTTGCGAGAGGGCGGGGTAGGCGAGACAGCCTCAGACGTTTCGGCGTCTGTCGGCCGCTACCTCGATGACCTGCAGGATGTTATGGTGTCGCGCAAGGCTGGCGGGCTGGTTGATCTGGGTTTTGGCTATCCCAACGACGGCGACGCACAAATAACCGTCCTGGGCTCAGACGTGACTTTGCCGGACATGAGCAATAACATCAAATCAACCATGGAGCAGATCATTGCCAAGACAGGTCTGCCCCCGTTTATGTTCGGTCTGTCCTGGTCGACCACTGAGCGCATGGCCAAAGAACAGAGCGATATGCTCACCTCTGATATTTGGTCATGGCGCGCGCGGCTTGATCCGATCATCGAGCGCGTCTTTACCACTGCTTTAATCCTGGCCGGCATGAACGGGGTTAAATGGTCGCATGAATGGTATCCAGTCAACCTACAGGATGACCAAAAAACAGCACAGGCGCGGCACCTTAACGCCGCGGCACAGGAAAAAGAGATCAATGCGCGCTTGACTCTTCTGGATGCTGGACTTATCAATATTGACTCGTTCATTAGTTTTTTGGTCGAGCAAGGCATCGAATCAGAGGAGAGCATCAAAGCAGCTGGTGGATCTGAATCAATATCAAAGCGCTACATGGACGCCAAGGGCGTCAAGATCGCCCTGGCTATTGCTCGAGAGTCCGTATAATGGTCGACCTGCGCAAAGCGTCCATCATGGCTGGGCTTGTGCCGCCCGATGTGCAGGCCGCCATGTGCGGCTGCAGCGGTGAGCATAAAACCGTGTCGATCAGTCAGATGATCACATCGATGCGGCCTCACCGGTGGCGCGAGATGCGCGCCCTGCAAAAACGTACCTTCATCGAGATGATGGAGCTCACAACAAAATATGAGGAGCGCATCCTTAAAGCCCTTGGGCTGCCTGATATCAACACGGTACGGGCTTTTGCTTTAGGGCTGGCAGATGGAGAGCCGGGGGTGTTCCGGTTCGCCGGCGGGATGCAGGAGGTTGCGGAGCTGGTCAATAAGTGGATGTATGAGTTACTGGGCCCGGAGCTGTCTCAGCGCAAGACGCCGTTTGCAGACATGGATTTCACGCGGTTTAAATTCCTCTTCATCCGCTTCATGATGGAGGCTTTCGACATCGGCGCGCGGCGGGTGTACAATGACCTAAAGGCCCAGGTTGATGATGCCGGGATCCTGCTTTTCATCGCCGCAGACCCTAACCGCGACTATCTGCGCGCGATGCTACAGGAGGGTGCGAGCCGGATCACGACCGAGATTGCTGTAAACCGTCTGGACGAAGTACGCAAGGAGCTTGTGGCGATGGCCGCCAAAGGTGAATGGCCTATCAAAGTAGCGCGCAGGCTGCACGATATCATCGGCGAGGGCGCTGCATGGTATTGGCGCCGGATAGCGCAAAGCGAGGCCACGCTTGCGGTAAATCAGGCGTTTAACCACATGGCGCGGGACAATGGGGCTGGTTTCGAGGAGTGGGACGCCGGTCCAAACTGCTGCGTCATCTGCGCCTATCTGGACGGCAAAGCCTGGCGGGTTGGCGAAGGGCCTGAGCCTGTAACAAGTACGCATCCTCATTGCGGGTGCGCGCGCGTGGCGGTTTACAAAGCAGGCCGCCCGGTGCAAGACCGATGGTTTCGCCGTCCTCCGTATGGAGACGGGAACGGCTGGACACAGGATGAGCTGCAGGCGTTCCGCGAGGGTATCCAGACCACACGCAGAGACCAGTTTCCGCTTTCAGAGGTGCCAGAATAATGCCGCACTATAATTGCGCTGTCTGTGGTAACCGGGTAACCTACCCGGCGGGCGATGAGCGCCTGCATAAAGACATGCATTACGAGTGTGCGCTGTGCTACACAGTAATCAGCACGCGGCGCTTCGTGAAGTCATCAAATACAGCCATCTTCGGCCCGGCAGGCCCGGGGATCGGGGACTATATCTTTAAGCGGTTCCTTATGGATATGTTCGCCGTAGACAACCCGGATATGACAGTGATCGATATGATCGATCCGTGCACTGGCCCAAATTACAATGATGCTATTGTGTTTTGGGCTGACAACGCTGGCATCAAAAACACTCCTCCGCCCGGGGCATACCAGTACAAGCTTACCAACGAGGTGTTGTCATACGCGAGGCAAGGTTATTGCCCGGGCCTGTGGTTCGACAAGGAGCCGGTTGATATACCTTTCCGGCGCTACATTGTGCTTAATATGCGCAGTATAGAGCGCTGCGATGACAAAAACGTAACACCCTACGAGGCCGACCAGCTGGTCTGGTTTGCCGTTAACGCGGTTAATTTCCGCTACATCGACGGCGCGGTCATCGTCGGCAACGACGAAAAAGCCGAGGTTATGCGCCTACCTGACTGCATCCTTGACTTGCGCGGAAAGCTTACGCTTGGACAGTTGGCAGCTGTCTGCGGTGATGCCGTGGTCACGGTCGGCAAAGACAGTGGTATCTTGCATCTTGCGGCAGCGGCTGGCGGTTCCGTGGTGGGCTGGGGTTACCGATTGCGGCAGTGGTTCCCGATCGCGCCTCCCGGGCATGTCGTGGCGCACCTCGGAACTGAGTGTTTCGGGCAGCGTCTTTTTCATGACATTTTGAATATGATTGACCGCAAAGATCGTGAAGTGGCATGACATTTGCAATATTTTCGAACAACGAGAGGTAAATTATGGCGTCAAAAACATGTGAAATATGTGGAGCGCGGTTCAGTTACCCGCCCCACGAAAAGCCGGTTCATCTTTCCTGTAAGCCCGGGCACATGCCGGAATGGAAAAGCACTGTATCAGATCCTATAAACAATTATTTTCAGGACGGTGACACCGTGGAGGTTAAGAAGGATGCCGGAGAGCCCGAAGAAGGAACAGGCTTACAGCGTCGACGAGATCGG